CACGAGGGTATCGACGCCGCACACGCCCACGCGGGCCCCAGCGTCGAAGAACGAGCGGCCGAGCGCATCCATCTGCAGACTGACGCAGTTGCGCCGCAAGCTGTCCGGGCCGACGATGCGGTGCCGCACGCCCTCGCGAGCCAGCGAGAGCGAAATTTGCGACACCAGCTCAGAACGGTGCGCGATCACGGCCGAAGCGCGGTCGACCGTCTTCACGATGTCGGACAAAATCACGGTCTTGCCCGAGCCCGTGGGGCTCTTTACGAGAACATTTCGCCTGCCGGCTTGCCAGTGCTCGAACACCGCGCCTTTGATCGTCGTTTGGAAGGGTCGAAGTCGGCTCATAAATTTAAGTTTTCGTGTCACTTGACAGCGGCGTCAACTCTAACGCAAAATGAAATCTCCCGTCAACCACGCCCAAAGGGCCTAGCTATGAAACTCACCGATATCGACCTGAACGACAAAACCGAAGTCGCCGCCGCGCACGCGCTGCTGGCCGCCATCCTGGGCGAAGCGATCCCGCAAGTGCCCGCGCAACGAGAGTTGCCGCTGAGCGCGATTCCGACGCCCGGCCTCCTGGAAGATGCGGCCCGGTCGAAGGTGCTCGACGCTGCCGCCGTCTTCGCCCAGCCCGGCCAGCTCCCGGCCGACGCGCAGCCCCTGCAAGATCCGGCCGCCGTCTTCGGCGGTCAGAGTGCGACCCCTTTGCCGCTTGCGACTGGTGCGCCGGCTCTGGCGTCGGGCCTTCCGAGCAATGGCGGCACCTCGGCTGTCCCCGGTGCGGACGGCGGCCTGTTGGCGAGCGTCGGCCTCGCACGGGCCCCGGGCGTCGAGCTGGATAGCTCGGGCCTGCCCTGGGACGCGCGCATTCACGCCGGCACCAAGAGCAAGAAGAAGGACGGCACCTGGACCGCTCTGCGCGGCCTGAACGACGAGGGCAAGGTGAAGCAGATCGAGGCCGAGCTGCGCGCCACGGTGCAAGGCCAACAACCGGGGACTTTGCCCGGCGTGGGATTGCCGGGCGTCTTGGCGGGCCCCGAGGCGTTCGCGCAGAGTGTGACCCCTTTGCCCCTTGCGACTACTGCGACGGCTCCGGCTGGTTCTACTCAACTCCCGACCTCGGCCCCTGCGGTTGCGCAGCCGGGCGTCTCCGCTGACCCCGTGACCTTTGAACAGCTCATGCCGCGCGTGACGCAGGCCACGATCTCGGGCATCTTGCCGCCGACGGCGCTGCAGCAGGTTTGCGGTGCGCTGGGCCTGCAGAGCGTGGTCGCGCTGCAGACGCAGCCGGCCTACGTGCCGCACGCCTGGGCGCAACTGAAGGCCGCCTACCCGGCGCTGCAGTGATGGCCGGCGCGCATGCTTTCCTGATGCCCAGCGCGGCGGCGCGCTGGGGCGTCTGCGCCCTCTCGGCGGCGCTCGAAGCGGCCTATCCCGAGGCCGAAGAGAGCCCCGAGAGCTTGGAAGGGACGGCGGCGCATTGGGTCGTCGAGTGCTACCTGAAGGGGTCGCCGCCGGCCCTGGATTCGCAGGCCCCGAACGGCGTCGCGGTCACTCAGGAAATGGTCGAGGGGGCCGAACTCGTCGTGAAGACGATCGAAGCCACGCTCGGCTCACGCTGGCGCGAAATGCTCGTGATCGAGCGCCGCGTGCAGATTCCGCGCATTCACCCTACACACTGCTGGGGCACGCCGGATTACTACGCCTGGGCGGTCTTCCCCGACGGTCGCCGGTTCCTGTTCCTGTTCGATTACAAGTTCGGGCACGGGATCGTCGAAGTCGTGGAAAACGACCAGCTCGTCGCCTACGTCTCGGGGATCTTCACCGAGGCCGGAATCGACGGCGTCAGCGATCAGCAGACGGTCGTCGCGATGTGCATCATTCAGCCCCGCGCCTACCATCGCGAGGGGCCGGTGCGCTGGTGGAAAGTTCGCGGCTCGGATCTGCGCGGGCAAGTCAACATCCTGCATTCGCAAGCTGAACTCGCGACACGGCCGAACCCGCCGGCAAAGCCTGACCCCGATGCCTGCAAGAACTGCAAGGGCCGTCACGCCTGCGAAGCTCTGCAGCGCGCCGCGTATCTGGCCGCCGACAAGGCCCAGCAAGCGACCGCGATCGACCTCTCGCCGCTGGCGCTGGGGATCGAGCTGCGCGCGCTCACGCGGGCGCAGAAGCTGCTCGAAGCGCGCGTGTCGGGGCTTGAAGCCCAGGCCGTCGCCGAGATCAAGCGAGGCAAGCTCGTCCCTTATTGGATGATGGAATCCGTCCCGGGCCGCCTGGACTGGAACAAGCCCGACGCCGAAGTGATCATGCTGGGCCAGATTTACGGGATCGACATCGCACGACCGCCCGGGCCCGTCACACCCACGCAAGCCAAGGCGAAGGGCCTGCCCGCCAAACTCGTGGACGCCTACGCATCGCGTCCGCCGGGCGCTGCGAAGCTGACCTATGACGACGGCACAAAAGCGCGCTTGACGTTTTCGTCAGGTAACACCTAAACTATCAGTTCCCGTAACGCCGAAAGGTAATCTCTCATGAAGCAAGAATTCTTGACCCCCGCCGGTCGCCTCGTCCAGGGCGACCCGTTCGAGGCCCAGACGAAGAACATGCAGGGTCAGCCCCTCATGACCCAGAGCGGCCAGCCGACGCAGCGCTACTTCATCGCCGTTGCGTTCCCGAAGATGGTCAACGGCCAGCCGAACGCCGAGTTCGCCGCGCTCTGGCAGAAGCTCGAAGCAACCGGCCGCGCCGGCTTTCCCGGCCTGAACATCGCGCCACCGTGGGACCCGGCCTGCCGCTTCTCGTGGAAGGTCATGGACGGCGACGGCGTGGACGATAACGGCAAGCCGAACGCCAACAAGGAAGGTTTCGCCGGTCACTGGGTCGTCAAGTTCTCGTCGAGCTTCGCGCCGCGTTGCTTCCACGCGGGCCACTATCAGCCGCATGAACAGATCCAAGACCCGAAGCTGATCAAGCGCGGCTATTTTGTGCGCGTGGCCGGCACGGTCGAAGGCAACGGCAACGCCCAGAAGCCCGGCATTTACGTCAATCTGAGCATGGTCGAGCTTGCCGGCCAGGGCCCCGAGATCGTCAGCGGCCCCGACGCGGCGAGCATCTTCGGCGGCAATCCGGTCGCCCAGCTCCCGGCCGGCGCGACGCCGCTGCCCATGCATGCAGCGGCGGGCGGTTTGCCCGGCGGTCTTCCCCCGGGCGGTGCCCCTGCTGGCATGGTGGCCCCCGGTCAAAGCCTGCCGGGCCAGATGCCGGGCGCGACGCTTCCCGGCGCGCTGCCGGGCATGCAACCGCAGCAAGGCGTGATGCCCGGCCAGCCGGTGCAGCAGATGGCCGTCCAGCCGCACCCGGGCATCCTGGGAAACGGTCTGCCGGGTTCGGGCGCGGCCTACCCTGTCGGTGCGGCTCAGGGCGGCTTGCCGACTGCTGGAGCGATGCCGGGGGGCCTCCCGATGGGTGGCGCTGGCGTTGCGTCTGGTGCGACGATGTCCCCTTCTAACGGCCTGCCGGGCATGATGCCGATGCAGCCGGCGACGCCGCAGCTCACGCCCCAGGGCGCGGCCACGGGGATGACCTATCAGCAGATGCTCGCGCAGGGCTACAACGACGCGCAACTGCGACAAGGCGGCTACATCGTCTGATCACGCAGGGGCCCCGAAGGCCCCTGCCCACCCCAAGGCACAACCACATGACCAAGATCGCGAAAGGGCCCGGCGGCCGGCCGCCGTTGCCCGCAGAGCTGAAGAAAAAGACCGGCACTTTCCGCCGCACTGACGCCCAGGCCCTGAAGCTGGAAGCGCTCGGCGGCGGCCCCTGGATCTGCGCCCAGATCGACGCGGCACCGTGGCCGTGCGGCACGAAACCGAAGAAGCAATGACGCACCCGCTTTGTACGTTTCGAGTACACTTGCGGCATGAAACGTACAAAGTTTTGCAGATACTGCGCCGCGGAAAAAGCCCTCGAAGATTTCGCGGGCCGCAAAGCCAGCCCGGACGGTCTTGCCTACAAATGCCGCGCCTGCGATCGGCAGTATCGAGCGGGGCGGTCTGACGAATACGCCGCGCTTCGGCGGGCGAGCTATGAGAAAAATCGAGACGCTGAAAAGAAGGCGGCGATTGCGTACTACCGAGCAAATCGTGATACGCAAAAGGCCCGGCATCTGGCCTACATGCGCCGCACGATCGAGCAGCAAAAGCGATACGCCCGAGAAAATTCGGCCCGGTATGCCGCCCACGTTGCGGCGAGGCGGGCGTCTCTGGAACAGCGCACCCCCGCGTGGCTAACTCCTGAAGACTTCGCCCAGATGACCCGCATTTACAAACTCGCAAAAAGGCTCACCGAGCTAACAGGCGTCGATCACGAGGTCGATCACGAGCTTCCTTTGCGCGGCAAAAAAGTGAGCGGCTTGCACGTGCCTCAAAACCTGCGCGTCATTACCGCGTCGGCCAATTCTGCGAAACGAAATACCTATGAGCCATCCTAGCCAGCTACTTGCCGGCACACAGTTACGCGCGGGGCTCGGGGTCTCGACAGTTTTGCCGGACCACGATTTTGAATGCTATTCAGAGGCCGGCATGTCCTTCGACATCGCCTCGGGCAAGTGGGTCGGGCCCCCCGGTGCCATCAAGGGCAAAAAGGGCCTGCCCGTGGTCGGCGCAGCCGTGTACGCCACGCACCCGACTACCGAAGTCCTGAGCCACGTCTATGACCTGAAGGACGGACGCGGTGCGCGGCTTTGGCGGCCCGACTTTGGGCGGCCTCATGACCTGATCGACCACGTCCAGCGCGGCGGCGTGCTCGAAGCCTGGAACACGGCGTTCGAGTGGTGGATCTGGAACTACGTTTGCACTCGCCGTTATGGCTGGCCGGCGTTGCCGATCGAGCAAACGCGGTGCGCGATGGCGAAGGCCCGCGCCACGAGCTACCCCGGCGCGCTGGGCATTGCGGGCGGCGTGATGCGTCTGCAAGTCCAGAAAGACCCCGACGGCGATCGGCTGCTGAAGCTCTTCAGCATGCCGCGCAACCCGACGGCCAAAGACAAGCGGCTGCGCAACCTGCCCGCCGAGCACCCAGCCGACGCGCAGAAGCTCTACAGCTACAACCATACCGACATTGTCTCGGAGGCCGAGGCGTCGTCGCGCTGCGCTGACCTGACCGGCGAAGAGCTGGAATTCTGGATCACCGATCAGCGGATCAACCGGCGCGGCGTGGCCGTGGACGTGGAGAACCTGCACGCCTGCGCCCGTATCGTCGAGCTTTGCCTGCAACGCTATGACGCCGAGCTTTGCCAGCTCACGGGCGGCGCGGTCGAGCGCGCGTCGCAGCTTGAGCGGCTGAAGGGATGGTGCGCGTCGCAGGGCTTCCACATCCGCGACGGCGCGGGCACGATGGACGATGACGCGATCGACGCCTACCTGAAGCAAATCGACGACGCCCAGGTGCCGCACTGGGCCCCCGTTCGGCGTGCGCTCGTGCTGCGCCAGCTCGTCGGCTCGGCCAGCGTCAAAAAGGTTTTTGCAATGCGTAATCAGGTTTCGGCCTGGGGACGCTTGCACGATCTCTTCAACTACCACGGGGCCCACACTGGCCGCCCGACCGGCGAAGGCCCGCAACCGACGAACTTGCCCAAGGCCGGCCCCAAGGTCAAACGATGCCTTTGCGGCCGTCATAGCGGCGCGCATCGCCTCTCGTGCATCTGGTGCGGGATGTTCCTGCCGGCCGGCGCTAAAGGCGACTGGGGCCCCGACGCGATGGAAGACGTTCTAGAGGTCATCCGGCGCGGTGATCTCTCCCTCGTCGAGGTCGCCTTCGGTGACGCGATGCTCTGCGTTTCTGGGTGCCTGCGCGGCCTGTTCGTGGCCGCCGAAGGGCACGACCTGATCGCGTCCGATTTCAGCTCGATCGAAGGCGTCGTGACAGCGTGCCTTGCGGGCGAAGATTGGCGCGTCGAAATGTTCGCCACGCACGGCAAAGCCTACGAACTGAGCGTGTCCAAGATCACCGGCATCCCGTTTGCCGAGATCATGAAACACGCGGGCTTCGACGATGTTGAGGGCCCCGAGTGGTGGAAGAAGCGCGCCCGCAAAGGCGATCATCATCCGCTGCGGCAGACGATCGGCAAGGTCGCCGAGCTGGCGTCGGGCTTCGGCGGCTGGATCAACGCATGGAAGCGCTTTGGCGCCGATGCGTTCATGGATGACGCCGAGATCAAGACGGCCATTCTCGCGTGGCGCGACGCATCGCCCGCGATCGTGGAACTTTGGGGCGGTCAGGTACGGCGCGAGGGCTACGGCCGATCCAGGCCCGAGCGCTTCGGGCTCGAAGGCGCGGCGATCAACGCGGTCGAATTTCCGGGCCAGTGGTTCCGCGTCATGCGCAAGGATGGCAGCTACACGGGCATTTCGTATATCTGTGACACCGCCGACGATGCTCTCTTCTGCTGGCTCCCCTCGGGCCGTGCGCTGACCTACCGCCGGCCACGCCTTGAGGCGTCGCCGCGCGACTGGGCCGGGCAATGGGCCCTGACCTTCGAGCGATACAACACGAACCCGCAGTATGGGGCGATCGGCTGGGTCCGACAGGACACCTACAGCGGCAAGCTCTGCGAGAACGTGGTGCAGGCCGTGGCACGCGACATTCAGCGCTACGCGATGATCAACCTCGAAAAAGCCGGCTACCCGGTCGTGCTGCACGTCTATGACGAGGATGTCGTCGAGGTGCCGAAGGACTTCGGGAGTGTGGCCGATGTCGAGCGCATCATGGGCGCTATGCCACCCTGGGCGGTCTACAAGGGCAAGCCGTGGCCCATCCGGGCGGCCGGCGGCTGGCGTGGCCGCCGCTACCGGAAAGACTAAGTTTGTGTGTTACAAAATCTCACTTGCATTCTTAGTTCTCGTGACACATAATCTAGCCATCGCAACAAGGAGAACGACATGAGCAAGACGCAAGCCGCCGCAGAACAAATGTTTGATGAGGCAATCGACCGCTTCCACGCCGACATGAGCAACGCATGCTGCGATGGTGACCGCAAGCTTGCGACCGCCCTGCTCGCGAAGCGTATCGGATCCGCCGACAAGGCCGAGACTCTGCGCCGCGACTGGATGGCACAAAGCCACCAAGCCCTGCGTGAAGCGCGCTTCTGACCCACATCCGCCCGTCTGGCCCTTTCCGACCTACAAAGGCCAGCCCTACAAACCCCCACGCCGGCCGCGTCCGCTATTTGAGCCGGCCCCTTTTTAACCTGGAGCCATAATGAAGCGTTTTCTTCTTTCAGTTGCCGCCACTGTCTTTGTGGTGAGCACTCACGCCGGATGCACTGCCCGCGACGCGTGGACGGGCGCAGACAAGGCGAAACACTTCGCCGCAGGGGTCGCCATTGGCTCGACGGGGACGCTGGTGTTCAAAGATCCCTGGGACGGTATCAAGCTGGGGGCCGCCGTCGCGCTGGCGAAAGAGATGTACGACTACCGGCATCCGCAAGCGCACACGTGCTCAGCCCAGGACTTTGCCGTTACCGTGCTGGGCGCGGTGGCCGGTGCGAAGGGTACGGCCTGGATCATCACGCCACGATTCATCGGCTACACGCGGAGTTTTTGACCATGCGCGACTATCTCGTCATCATCAACCGGGACACGCCGCAGCCGGTCCAGGCCCCTGACAGCTTCACCGCCTGGAAACAAGCCCTCGAAGCGAACCCGGACGCGACGCGCGTCGAGGTCAAGGCAGTGAGCCATTCCCTGACGTTCTCACGAGAGCCCTACAAATGTGGGAACTGATCGTGTGCGTCGCCGTGTCGTGGTCGTCGAGCTGCCAGCCCGAGCGGCCAGTCGTCTACCCATCGGCCCACTTCTGCGAACGCGCGGCCGAAAAGATCGTCAAGCGCAAGGATGTGCGGCAGATCTACTGCAGGGAGCGTCGGCAATGACTGGCCCCGTGTGCTTTGGCGTTTGCTGCCCGCTGCACGGGTCTTGCCGACGGTATCGCGACGTCGACGGCTGTTCGCCCAATGCGACGCGCATCGTGACTTGCTCTTCTGGCCGGGACAGCTTCCCGCTATTTCAAGCGGCCGATCAACTCCCCTTGACAGGCAGCGAGCTTGCCTTCGACGGCGTTGATCCCGTCTCGGAGGGCGAAATAAGCTGATCGAGCTTCGGGATCAAGCTCGGCTCGGGTTCCAGAATCCACGCCGGGGGCGCTGGCGGCTTCGGGCAGTAGGGGAGCTGCGGGGCACTTGGCAGCGACGAGCAAGCGGGCAGGGCCAGCGCTAACGCGATCACGGAGACGGTTCGTTTCATCTTGGGCCTCTTGGAGCTTGGCGGCGTGAAGGTCATCGGAAGCCCGCAGACGGGCCGCCAGGGCGTCGCGCTGGCCTTCGGCAAGGGTTCGGGCGTCCGTGGCCGTCTTGAGGTCTTGCAGGGCCTTCTCGTCGGCCGCTGCAGCGCCGCGCCAGCCGTTGACCGTCCAGCCACCTACGAAGGCGACCACGAGCGCGCCAGCGGCCAGGGCGAGGCGGATCTGCGGCGGGATGATCATGCGAAGCACCAGACGAGCAGAAGGGCCACGGCGAGGCCATAGCAGCACCAGAAGCGGCCGGCGGGCGTCATGCGACCCCCAGGGCCTTCAGGCCGGCCGCCGTGAGCTTGGCGCGCTCTGCAAAGCCGTTTGCGTCGCCCTCGGCGCGGGTCTTGCGGCCCTTGTTGATCACGTCCGAGACGCCGTCAACGCTGCCCATGTCGGCCCAGGTGTTCAGGTCGTGGTCGTCCCAGAAGTCGGCCGCGCTCAGGGCCGCCCATTCCGGTTGCGCCAGCAGCTCGGGGAATTCCTCGAAGTCGGGCACCTCGCGCGTGTCGCCGAAGCGCTTGCGCAACCGATCGCGCATGCGGGCATGATTCGCTCGGCCGGTGACTTGGATCAGACCGTGTCCCCGGAAGAGTGCGCCGTCGCCCGGCCGCGTGTTGCCCAGGTCCGCGCGCCCCTCGTAGCGCGACTGCGCGGGCGTCGGACCCCAAAGCTCGGACGTGTAGCGCAGGCCGCCCGACTCGTGGCCGATCTGGGCCAGAAAATAGGCCCGCCGTGCGGGCGTATCGATGCTGTATAGCGACATCGCCGGGGCGAGATAGCGCAGCCAGCTCTCGGCCAGCGCGACGGACTTGCAGCCCGTGCAGATAGCGAGCTGTTGCGGGGTCATGGGCGAGCCCTCCGATCGCGCAAGACGTGCTCGGGGGCGCGCAGTAGGCCACGCACGCGGCGCTCGGTCACCAGCAGCACGGCAATCCCGCAGATAGTTAGCGTGACTGGCAGCGACGGCCGGTAGCCCTGGGTGATCGAGAGCACCAGCCACGCCGAGCCCACGGACAGCGTCCAGAAGGCCACGCGCACCGGTAGGCGGCAGGCGCGGCCCATCAGATTGACAGCCGGTTCGACGCGGAAAAAGATCACCAGCGAAGCCAGCAGGGTCACCGCTTGCAGAACGTGGGCGCTCATTTCGTCAAGTCCTCCGACTTTTTGCGGGCAAGCCGCATGATCGCAGGCCCGAGCACCCGCTGCACCAGCAGGCCGACCAAAACGGCAACCGGAAGTTGCAGGGCATGGCCCGGCAGTGCACCCTTGATCGTGTCCGACGCCGAGATCATGACGGCAGCGGCCGGCGTGAAGTAGCCAGCCAGGATCGCGGCGAGCGCAGTCGCGGCGAGGCGTTGCAGCCAGTGGGCGGGCGGCGCATAGCTCTGGGCCCAGACGCCCCCCGCGAAGCCCGCCAGCAGCAGCGCAGGGTCGAGTCCGGTCGACACACCGAGCACCGTGATCCCTGCGCCCGCTGCGGCAGTCGTTGCCGCCATGCTCACGTCAGCCATTCAATTCCCCAACTTTGTTTTTAGCTCGGCAAGAATTGTCACATGCTCTTGCAGCAGCGCGACGATGTTCGCGATCGCCTCGGGGCTGCTGGCTTGCATGGCCTGATAGATCGGGCTTCCATTTTCGTCGACCGCGTCTTTTTCGCCCACGACCGACGAGGGGCTGACAGCCTGGAATTCATGGGCGAGGAAACCAGCAAAGGGCGAGCCGTCAGCGCGCCAGCGGCCCTCGCATGGCTTCAACGCCATGATGAAATCCCGCGCATTCGAGATTGGCCCGTCGATTTCCTTCAGCCGATAGTCCGACGAGGTGTTATAGGCGACGCCGGTCGTGCCCGTCTGGGTGACGCCGCCGATATTCACACCGGCCCGGCCGAAGGTCATAAATCCCCAGCCAGACGAAGCGGCAGCATTGCCGATATTGAGCACGCCGGAACCCGCCATCGCGATACCTGCATTCGGAATGGTCGCGTACTGCGGAATGCCGACCATGAGGTTCCCATCCCGATAGACGAAGCCATAGCCCGTACCGAGAAACGTCGTCACTGCGCCGGTCGTTTCCTGGTTCGCCAAGACGTTGACGTTCGTCGCCCCGGGCAATAGCTTGATCAGGCTGAGAACCGGCGCGGCAAAGAAGCCGTGCGTCTGCGGCCCGATATTGATGTTCTTTGAGGTGCCGTCGATGACGATCAGGTCGGAGCCCCGGAAACCTTGGATCGAGTTGCTGCCGATGTATCCCGCCGAAGAGTTGAGAGCGTAAATAGCAAACTGCGTGCCGCCGAAAGCATGCTCGATATAGTTGTTCTCAATCTGGAAGCCCGCGACATTCTTCACTTGCACGCCGCCGACGACGCCCGCGTTCGTGCTTTGAATCAGATTGTTGCAGATATGGCTATTCGAATACTCCGAATAGATACCGATCGATCCCGGCTGGCCCATTTGGCAATAGTTGTGCAACGCGCGGAAGCAAGCGCTACCGGCGTTGTGGATGCCGTAGAGGTTGTATTCGAAAAAGACGTTATCTTGAACGACAATGCCGTCGCTTTCATATTCGGTGTGAACACCGATATCGAAATAATCAAAACGGTTGAATTGAATATTGACGTTTTGAACGCCGGCCGTCGCCCCGAGCGCGCTTCCAATGCTGCCGAGCTGAATGCCGATCATTCCGGCCGTCGGTACGTCGTTCTTGAAATAGAGTCCTTCGATTCGAGTGCGCGCGAACGTGCCGGCGTTGACCGTCGTACCCTGGACGCGAATCATCCGGGAGTTTGCCGCCCCCTTCCAGAGCAGGGTAGCGCCATAGCCCGCGCCGATCAGATTGCAGCTCGCGCGGCTGTTGTCATATCGAATTTCGAGCGTGTTCAGGATTGCGTAGATGCCGACCGGCACCTCGATCGTGCCGTTCAGGATGTTGTCGAGCGCTGCCTGAAACGCGGCGGTGTCATCGCTGTTCTGACCCTTCGCGCCGAACCACATCACGTTCGCATTGCCAGCCCAGACGCGGAACCAGCGGCGGCCAGCGGCGTCCACGATCACCGTGCCGCCGTTGTCGGCCGTTGTGGTGTCCGTCAACGAGCGAGCGAAGAACCCAGCGACCCCCGTCGAAGTGACGCGCACGCCCAGGGCCCGGCCCGTGTAAGCACGAAGCGCGGTGTAGTCGGCCATCGGCTTGTTTTGGTCGCAGATATCGACCGCGCCCACGCCGTCGAAGGCGAGCAGCGCGTCATAGCGGACCCACTTCGAAGCGTCCGTCGGGAGCGCAGTATTTGCGGCAACCAGAGAAATGTAGAGGTTGCCGTCGCTGTATTTGACAACCGAATTTTTCGCATAGCCGAAGGGCGTGCCGCCATTGAGCGCGGTCGTGATGAAGTCAGGGACGCCCTGCGACTGAAGCTCTCCGATCGCAGCTGTCGCGTCGAAGAACACCTGATTCATCTTCTCGCGTTCGATGTTCTTCGAGAGCGGGTCGGTCTTGGCGCGAGCATAGTCAACACCGTAACCGCTCGTGTAGCTGACGCTACCGCTAACGTCCGGTGCATCGGGAACGGTCGCGCGATCGCCGGATTGCCCGAAGGGGATGCGCAGAAATTTAAGCATGGAAATTCCCGTTATTGAAGTTCAGATGATAGCGGCCGAACCCCCAATTTGTCGTGTCGGGGATGACCACGTAATCGACGAAGACGCCCGCCGGCCGGGGCAAGAGATCGAAGAGCGACAAGACCTGTTGTAGGTCGGGCGAGAGGGCGAAGCCGAAGACGTAACGCGCCGTCATGTTGCGGCCGTCAACCACGTAGGCCGAGCCTTGGTCGCCGAACAGGGCCGCGAAATATTCGTTGATCTCGGGCACCGTGCCGCGCGTCACGAGCTGGAAGTAGCGTAGGCGCAGGATCAAGCGAGCTTGCTCGACGGTCAGCGGGAGCGACACCCAGGGCGCGAAGTTGCCGTGACTGAAGTTTTCATCGTCCGAGGCAAACCCGAAAATCAGACGCTCTTCGCCCGGCAGCGCGCCCGAGTCAACCGTCAGCGGCATATCGAGGATGATCGCCCACACGCTCAGGCCGAACGCATTCGCGGTGCGCAAATCGAAAACGTCGCGCTGCCAGTCCTCCCAAAAGCCTTGATTCTCAATATTGAACCATTCTTGCTTTTGAGTAACCAGCGATTCCAGCCGAGGCGCGTCGTTATACTGCCAGAGCATCGCCCGCAGTAGATTCAGCGAGAAATCGAAGGCTTGAATTTTCATAGCACGATCACTTGAATATTCGCCGAGAGAATCGCCGCGATTTGCTCTAGGCCGATCGGGATCTCGTTCGTCGAAAATGCGAGTGTGGAGGTCAAGGCGACTTCGCAGAGCTTCACGTAGACGCCCGGCACCTCACGCGCCACTGCCCCGCCCAGCTCGAAGGGCGACACGCTGCCGCCCACCACAAAGCCCGCCTCGCCTTCGAGCAACCCGGCCGCGAAATCCGTGATCGCCTTACGCACTGCCGGCACAACATCGATCAGCGAGCCCGTATTGCGCACCGTCACCCGGGCCGCGACGTTGACGACAGCCGGCCGAGAGAACCGCACGGGGTAGACCTGACCGCTCGCGGCGTCGGTGACGTTGACGACCGTCGAGCCGTTCCAGTCGCAGCCGAGGGACTTGTTTGCGAGCAACGTTTTCGCGACATCAAGATCGGTCCCACCGTCCACGCAGACGAAGATCGAATGCTCGACCAGCGTCACGCCGTCAATGACTTGAGTCGAGCCGGTCACGTTCTCGCGAAAGGTCAGCGATCGAACGTTCGGCGTGTCATAGAGGGCCGAGGTGATGGCCGCCGGCAGCGCGACGTTTTGCAGGCTCAGGGTATTGCGCCGCCGTTGACGAGAGGCGAGGTCGCTTTCTTGATCCCGCCCGAGCGTGGCCGCCGTCGGGTTCGTGACGCCGTCCCATCCGAGGATCCCCGTCACGACTTGATTCAAGGCCCCGGGGTTGACCGAGATCGGACCGGTATCGATCGCCTGAAAGTCCACGACGGCCGCGCCCAGGGAATCCAGCACGACACCCGACACGCTCTCGAAGAGGGTGCCGTCGGCAATCGACGCTTGCGAGCCGCTGGGGATGACCGTGCCGGGCAATCCGGTCAACACGACGCCCGGCACAACCGAACGGGTCGCGGCGAGGCGCTGGCCGCCCGTCAAGGCCCAGATCGCGTCGAGGAACGTGCCGCCCGCGAGGTTCGGGTTGATCTGATTCGCGAGCTTGGCATTGTTCGCGGCGACCCCCGCGCGGGCGATCACCTCGGCCGTGATCAGCGCGCCTTGCGGCGTGTTCGGTGCGGTGACGAGATCTGCGCCCAGTGCGGTCTTGAACTCGTTTTCGACCTCAACAAGAAGCGTCGAGGTGTCCGGAACGATCGTGCCCGTCTCGTTGATGTAGTCATACGCTGCCATTGATCGCCCCCGGGCCGTAGATCGTCTTGATGGTGGCGATGTAGGTCAGCGCGCCACCGGTTGCGTCGATTGTCACCGAGTCGACGCCGGTCACGTCGGGCACGTCTTGCAGGGTTCGCCGCAAGTACGCTTCAAAGAGGCTGGTATTCGGGGCCCCGTTCCATACCGCCTCAAAATTCGGCAGGCCCTGATCGACGGCATAGATCATTTCGCCGAGCTGCGTTTTCGCGGCCTGGGCGCAGCAGTGCAACACCGCCTCGCGAGCGGTCGCAATGGCAAGCGCCCCGTCAGGGCCGACGAAAATGTCGTTGTTCGCGCCCACGGCAAGCGTACGCGTCATGCCGTGGGCCCTCCCGAGGTGCCGCCGCCCGGCTGCACGCCAGTGTGCTTGTGCGTCCCGAATGGGACGCCGCCAATCGTGGCCCCGCCGACCAGCGTCGAGTGCCCGTCGACGCGCACCGTGTTGTGGAAGTTGACCGGGCCGACGACGTCGATCGCGGCCGGACCGATGGTGACGCTCAAGGCCCCCGCTGAGAGCTTGACACGGTCCGGCCAGATCGCCACGCGCACCGTGCCGTCGAGCGTCTGCAGCACCGCGTTCGTGGCGTCCTCGCCGACCGTGACAATGCCGTGCATCACGTCGGGGATGAAAACGGCGTCCTGAAACGAGTGCTTGCGCAAGGTGTTCGGGGCGTTGTCGGTGTAGCTCTGCATGACGATCGAGATATCCCGGTCGTTGGCCTTGATCCACCCCAGGTCCCCCGGTCGCAGGTTGAGCGACAGCACCGCGCCGCCGCCGCCGAACTGCATCACGGGCACGCTTGCAATCTGGGCCCGCCGCACCTGGCGGTTGTCGGTCGTCAGCACCTTGACCAGCGGCACCACAGTCGCGCGGTTCTTCGCCCGGTCATAGGTCACCACGCGGGCCGGCAGCATGTCGTCCACGCCTTGCAGGAACTTGTCGAGGATCGCCCGCGCCATGCCCAGCAGCGAGCCGTCGTCGGCAGGGTCGCGCGAGGGGGTTGCGTGGGGGTCAGCCATTGGATGCTCTCACCGCTTCGGCGATGTAGTAAAAGGGGGTGTCGCGGCTGGCAAGCTCGAATCCCAGCTTCGCGACAGTATAGAGGCCGTTCGCGGCCGGGTTGAGCCGGGAGGTCACGCGCAGCGCGCCGCCCAGTACGGTCTGATTGTCAAACAGCAGCTTGACCTTGATCCCGGTTTCGGTGAATTCGGGGATGCCGACCATGCCGGTGTCGAGATTGACCTCGCGCACGCGGTCTTTGAGGGGGACGTTCCAGTCCTTGACCACGAGCGCCCCGTCGTCCACGTAGGCATTGACGCGGGCAAGCTGGCCGACCTGGCCGACCTGTTTAGCTGCGCTGCCCGTGAATGAGTAGTTCGAGACTTGCTTTGCCGACGCCTGGAAGCTCAGGGACAGGCCCAGGTCTTGCGCCACGCGCGCCGCAACGTTGCGCAGCGGCACGACGCCGGCCTGCGAGCGGCTGACGATCTGACCCTTCGCGTAGTCGCCCGTCGCGGCCTTGATCGTCAGCGTGATGTCGGGCGGCTGGGCCCCGACCGCGTTCGTGATGTCGCCCTGAAAGACGAGCGAGTAGCCGGTGCTGACGCGGCCGGCTTCCACGCGCAAGAGCTTGCGGGTCTTGGCTCGGTTGAAAGGGCTCGTCTCGGTCAGCAGGTAGTCGCGCGTGGCCTTGTCGAGGTTCGAGATTTTCACCTCGCACTCGTTTTGGTTGGCGTTGGCGAACTTCGTGCCGCTCGCACTCATGTCGAGGTCTTCGTAGCTCTTCAGTTGCCCGTTGATTTCGATGCTGATCCGCAGCAGCCGGGGGTCTAGCTCGGCCACGATCACGCCCTCAGTGTGGCCAGCTCGGCGGCGGTCAGGTAGACGAGGAACTGCGTCACACCGAACTGCGTGAAGTCGGGCAGATCCCCCTCGTTCGTCAGCAACAGAAAATTGCCGCGCTCTTGGTAGCGGTAGGGCAGCAGCGGCATGCCCGGCGTCACGCGAGCCCCCGTGAGCAACGTCTCGTCATCTCGCGAGATTGTGGCCGCGACCACATTGTCGGCCGCGTGCAGGGTGACCGCGTAGGGCACCTCTTCGAGCTGCACGAAAAACGTTTGGTTTGCGACCGCCGCGATCCCGATGTCGATCATTTGAACCACCCCGACAAGATCGAGCCCTGCTTCGCGGATTCGGTCGGCTGCTGCTGGCCGCGCTTGACCGTGTCCGAATCCTTTGGTCGCGCGACTTTCGAGGGCGGCAGCGTGGAGAACTGCGGCGTCACGAACTTGGCCTCTTTCAGCGTCAGCGCGAGGGCCACGCCGTCGATCATGTCGGCCGATTCCTCGTGCGGCATCTTCTCGATCAGCATGCTCGGGAAGGACTCGACACGGGTTTGGACCGTTAGCAGTTCGCCCCGGCGAAACAGTTCGCCGATCTGCTGATAGACGGCCCGAAAGTCCTCCGATGCGATGACGACGGACAGCTCGGCGGTGACCGGCAGAATGATCCGGTGGTCAGTGATCGTCGCGCCGGTCTCTAGGGGGTGCTCCATCGCCTTGGACGCACGAGAGATCGACACCTTCAGGGCCCTCGCGTCCGGGAACACTTGAGCGAACGAGGAATCGAGGACAGCGACCACGTCCTGCGCGTTGGTCGGGAAGTCGTTCACGCGAGCACCCCGTCATCGAAAGTATGCAAAAATGCGGGCATGGAAATCGTCACCTATGGTCAGGCCCGCCGAGAAGGGCGGCTACGCTACTTTACCGGAAAGCCATGCCTGCGCGGGCACGTTGCCGAACGGTACGCAGGCACGGGAACTTGCGTCGAATGCCACGCTTTCAGAGCGGCAAGATACTTAGAAGAAAATCCAGATCGTCGCAAAGAAACGGGTCGCAAATACTACAAAAACAATATCGATTAAGCCAAAACGCCATCATCAAAATTATTTACGGCCTGCCGCATCTGGGTTTCCATGCTGCCGCCGATGGCCTTCGAGATCCCGGCCGCGTCCGTGGCCTGGGTCTGCACGTTGACCTGGCCGACTTGTACGCTCGTCGATCGGCTGGTGGTGCGCGTGCTGATGCTGGTTGAAGTTTGCGAGGCGAGCCCCGAGGCCGAGGCCGCACCGAGCTGCTGCTGGCCGGCCGCGAGGGCCTCCATTTGCGCCCCGCCGCCCAAGAACTCCAAAGCCTTCGCCACGCCGGGGATTGCCGACAGGATCGACTTCACGCCGTTGAGGATGAAGTTTAGGAACCGCTCGAATGCCGCCTGCGGGTCGTCCCACATGTCGACGAAGAACTCAAAGACCTGCACCGCCCCGGCCCAAAGTTCTTTGAGCGCCGCCCAGATGCCGCGCGCGATGTCCCCGATCACCGGCCAGCGTTGTAACACCTGACCAATGAGCGAGTCATTGCCGTCGACGAAGTTCATCACGTCGTCATACAGCAGCGCGAAGGCGGCCCCGGCTGCGATCACCGCCGCCGCGACGAGAGCGAAGGGGGCGATCATCGCCCACACAGCGATTGCGCCTTGGATGGCCGCAGGGACGACGAAGTACAGGATCGCCGCGCCGATGGCGGCAAACGCCCCCTCAACAAACCGCCGGTGCTGCAGCAGGTACTCCACAAACAGCCGGACGTACTTC